TTACTCCTATGGTTGTTAATCCGAAACCGAGTGATAGTGATCCCCTGGCACAGCGCGGTCATGTTGCCTGGAAGTCCATGCAGAAAGCAGTTATCCTGAATGATGCTTGGATGGTTCGTGTTGAAGTCGCGGTAACCGCGAATCCTGAATAACCTTAACTGATGCGTGGAGGAATGTATAATGAAAGATGTTAACAATAGAGTGGAACAAGATCGAGAGATCATCAACCCATTGGCTGATGACCCTGATGTTTTATTTAAAGAAGAATCTACTCTTGATAAAGAGCAGGAAACTATTATTCTTAATCAGTTGCTCGGCTCTGCAGAAGAAATTCGAAATGCTAAAAAGGTTCGAATTATGATGCACAATCAAGAAGGTGCACTGGGTAATCAGCCGGTGTTTGTGTCGGTTAATGGCATGGGGTACTCGATACCGCGAGACGTACCCGTTGTAATTCCCGTGCCCATATTAAAAGCACTTGAGGATGCTGTTGAAACAAAGTACTATCGAGAAGAATCCAATGGAGTATTTGTTGGCCCGATGCTCGAGAGACAAGTTCGACGGTTTCCTTTTTCAATTATCTCTTAGGAGGAAACAATGAGACTTTTTGACACTATTCCGAATGAAGACATTGCGGCGGCAATCCGTGAAATTCATGCCCGCCCGCACTGCATTACTAAAGCAGGTATGGCAGGTACTGCCGCAACTGATGATGAGAATCTTACTCCAGCAAATACTACGTCGTATGTTATCAATAACATCATTTACTCTCAGGCATCTGAAGAAATCGACATTTCCGGTACAACTGCTGGTTTGGCAGCAACTGCTGGAGCTGCTGGTGCTATTCAGGCTGCTGGAACTTATTGCTGTTACCTGATTACCATTGATGCTGCAACCACGTGGGATTGCCTTAAAGGTGATGATGCAGCGACTGCAGCACTCGCTCTTAAATCATTGCCGGCACCTGCAGATGATACTTGCCCCGTGGCAATTTGGACTGTTGCAAATACCACCAACCCGTTTATTGTTGGTACAACCAAAGATTCTGCCACCGGTGTGTCAATGACATTCATTGATCTGGTCGACATCCCGTATGGTTATGGTGAAGGTGCCGTGTACCTTGACGAGGCAGACGAAGTTTAACATTTAACAAAACGCCCCTATAGAAATATAGGGGCACAATTTAAGTTAGTTGCCTTAATTGGCAAGGAAGGAGACATAATGAAGCTTAATTCTTATTTTAATCAGGTTGCTGATATGGCAACTCGTAGGTCACTCTGGAAAATGCAGGAAGGCATTAATGATATGGTTATCCAGAAGAATCCTACTGGCGCTATGGACTACGTAGTTGACCTTAACTCTGCAGTTAATGGTAATGGAGTGGATGCACCGTTTAGTAATTTGGCTGATGCCATTACTGCTAGTAATGTGAGTATCGGTCTTTCAGCAAATCGCTGGTGGGCACGGCGAAACCGCATCTTTGTTATGGGTGACGGCATCGAAGAAGATCTTACTGTTTTACCTGAAAAGTGTGACATCATTGGTATGGGTTCAGACCTTTATCCGTTCCCGCGCGTAATTGGTGTTCAGTTTATTGCTGCTGCTAAAGTAGCTTGTCGGTTCATTAACATGGGTTTTCAGGCCACTGGTACAGATGACCTATTCCGCGCACCTGCTGATTGCCATGGACTTCAGTTCCTTAATTGTGTTTTTACAGCTGCTACTGCTGGTAATACTAAAGCCCTCGAACTTACAAACTGTGCACATGTTTTAATTGATGGTTGCCGGTTCCTTTCTGCTGCTGGTGTAGCAGCGGCTGGTATTTTTGGTTTAGCAATTGGTATTGAGGGTACTGCTTCAATCCATGATTTACAAATTAGTAATAACAAAATCTTTGCTACGGCAGGTATTGCAATTGCTGCTGGTGACTTGAATGGTAGTTTCGTAAACGATAACTACATCCGGTCATTAGGTTCCGGTAAGGCCTGCGTGGATAGTTCCAATGATGTAGCATTCGTTAATAACCGTATTATAACTGCTATTGCCGATCAGGCTGTGGCAAATTCATGCACTTGGAATGAGGCCCTTGCGGTTGGAAACAAGATTACTACCGCAACCGCTCGCACCACAGATATTCCGATTGTTGTGGCAATGACGTCGTAACAATTAATTCTTAACAAGTGAGAGAGGTCCTAGGCAACTAAGACCTCTCTCATGAGGAACTAACATGGGTAACATATCAAGTTTCTTAGCTGAAGTATCAGCCAGAGTTCCTGGGGCAAACAAAACTGAAATTGACTCCGCAGTGCGTTCTACTGTGCGTGATTTTTGCTCAAGAACTTTACTTTACATTCGACAATTAACTGCAATTAATATAGTTGCAGCAATCGGTACATATACATTAGTTGCTCCTACAGATTGTTCAATAGTAGGAGTAGAACGCGTTGAAGTAAATGGTGAATTTGTTAATCCTACATCATTAGATTTATTGAATAGGTCTCCTGAAAATTGGCAGACTGATACTACAAACCAACCTATAAATTATATGGTTGATGCAGAAAAAGTTTTACGTTTCAAAGAAATCCCAGATACGTCATATACTGCTGGTTTAGTAGTTTGGGTGTCATTAAAACCAACTGCTACTACTAGTGTTGTGCCAGATTTTATACTTGATGATTGGTATGACACAATTGTAAATGGGGCAGTTTCATATTTATTGCGTATTCCTGGAAAGTCCTGGTCAACAATAGAGGGCTCTGAATACTATAACACTCTTTATGATGGCACATTAACAGAGGCAAAAGGTAAAAAATTTACTGGCAAAGCTAAAGTATCAATTAGAACTCAATCAGCTCCATTTGCGGTCATAGGATGATATTATGGGACTAACAAAATCAATGGTAAGAGATAGAGCGCGCGTTCTACTCAATGAATTAGTTGAAGGATTCTGGCTTAACTCTCAATTAGAAGATTGGGTTGACGACTCCGCAATTGATATATCTACAAAAACGCATTGCTATGAAGTATCTGGAGCTGTAACACTTTTAACTGGTGTTCAGACTTATTCTATTACAGTTGATTATTTAAAGATAATCGGCGTCATATATAATAATAAAGGATTAAAGAAAGCTACTCCTCAAATGGAAGGTCTTCAGACTGCTGTTGTTACAGGACCTCCAGAGTACTTTTTTGATATTACTGATAAGTTAGGGTTTTTCCCAATACCAACTGCCACTGAAAATAGCACAGTTGCAACAGTTTACTTTTCAAAGGTGACAGATAATATTGTAAACATACCACTTAAATTTAAAACGCAGGCTGTATTATTTGTTGTATTTATGGGGTTATTAAAGGAACGGCAGTATGCAAAAGCTGGTCAACTATATCAATTGTATGTGCAGTCACTAAATCTTGATAAAGCTGAAATAGCGCAAGAAAATACTGAGCAACCTCCACCGCAAAATCAATATGTGTTAAAGTTAGTAGGACCACAAAAATGATGCAAGAACTACAGACGCCTAGAGAATTAGCACCAGATGAGCAAGTCAAACGGTTACAGTTTGATTTTACTGGTGAATGGTTGCCTGATTTGCACCCATTAAAAATAGGCAATGGTAATTATTCAGATGTGCAAAATATCCGTTATACTAAAACTGGCATTATTGGATGTAACGGTTATACAAAGATCAATGCCACAACTGCGATTGCAACTTATCTGTATGGCAGAAATGGTTTTCAACTACGGACGCCTAATACTCAAAAATCTTACATCTTCACACAGCAGTGGAATACAACTCTTAAAGCTAGTCAGCTATATACACATAAAGGTGTACCGCCTGCAGTTGGTGATTTTGAAGCATCTGCTAGAGCAGATGCCACAGGTGCATCATTAGGATTCTTTACTGAGGCACCAAATAATGATATGGTATACTGCAATACACTTGAGACTCTCATTTATGGTGGTGAGGAGTCTGCAGTAGGTGCATTTGTTTTAGCGGCATCAATAACAGGGTTAACCCCTGTAAACCCTATTAGTTACACTAATGAGTTAAGAAATACTTTATCTTCAGCTGGCAATGTTGTAGCTTTTGTGGCTGCCGCTAATGTATACTTAGTTGGTTCTACTAGACCTCTATGTGGTTTTAAACCTTATATATCAGTTGGTAATGCAACTGCTTCTACTTTAACAATTGAAGAATGGAAAGGTACAGCCTGGAGTAGTTGTACAATTACTTCTGATGGTACTTCTGATGCTACTATTACACATAAAACAACTGGAATGATTTTGTTTACCTCTACAGTTACTACATCTAAACCAGCTTCTATTAATGATCAACTTTTATATTGGTATAAAGTTACACTAT